AAGATAAACGCCAGAATTTGCTCTTATGGCTAAAAGACCAGTTCCTGCATCATCAATGTAACTATTAGAACCATCATGATAAATCTGTAGGTCAGAGCCAGCACCAAACACTGCTTTGTCGTTGTCACCAAAGTTAATATCAGCAGAGGTAGTCATGCCGTCTGTGGTGATAACGCCAGTTACGTCGATGCCTGTGGAGGTTGTAGCGAGCTTGTTAGAGCCTAAATGCGAAAGTGTAACGCCGCCATCAGTAAGAATTTTAATGGCTTCGTAATCACTATGTTCTGCTTGGTCTACTGAATAAAACGTAGCAATGCCGTCAGCGCCTGAATCACGACCAGCCTCAATACGCAAACCACGACCAGCAGTGTCGTAATCATTTGAACCGAAGTAAACATCTACTTGAGAATTGTTGGTGTTGCTGGTGTTGTAAACTGTTAATGCTTCAGCAGTAGCACCTGCGCTAGTAACTCGAACTGTAGCAACGCCATCAGAAGTAAGGCCGTCGGTTACAGCAGTACCGGTAACGTCGATGCCTGTGGAGGTAGTTTCAAACTTTTTAGAATTGTTGTGATAAAGCTCTACCTGACCATCAACAACGGTTTTCATTATCTGTTTAGTGTCACTGTCGTTGTTAATTCTAAAATCACGAACCAATAGCTTTAAATGGCCTGTACCTTGGTCACTGATGTAGCTATTAGACCCATCATGATAAATCTGTAAGTCAGAGCCAGCACCAAAGATGGCCTTGTCGTTGTCACCAAATGACACGTCAGCCGTCGTCGTAAGACCTGCAAAGGTTGGACTATCTGTAGTAGCAACACCCTGATCCAAAGCCTTAACAGCAGTAAGGTTTGTTAGCTCTGAGTCCATCAAAGCACCAGCGGCTGTGACGTTAGTCGTGTCCGTTACGTCTGCGTTAGTCTCTACTGTGTCTAGTTTAGTACCATCTGCAGCAACATCACGCCCATCAACAGTACCGCCTACAGTAATGTTACTTGCGACAGTAAGCGTAGAAGCCATATCTACAGCGCCATCAATATCAACAACATCTAGGTTTGTAACACCATCAACATCAATATTGCCACTAACATCTAGTGTTGCTGCGTCAAGCTCGCCAGTAATTGTTATGTTTCTAAATCCTGTAGCGTCTTTGTTAGCATCCACTACAACTGCTTTAGAAGCCGCTACAGTTCCTGCTGTAATACCATCAATTGTTTCTAGCTCAGATTCTGAAATATTTGCACTGCCGATTACAAAACTTGTGCCTGTAATTGCTGTACCTGTAATTGAAGCAGGAGTAGTACCACCAATGACAGTTCCATCAATAGTACCGCCATTGATGTCTGCTGTAGTCAATACAGAAGACGCAAGAGTCACAACACCAGTAGTGTCAGCAATAGAACCAGCAGAAGTGCCGTCCTTAGCTTTGATGTTGGTTACTTCTAGATTGGTTGTGTCTACAGTAGTAGAAGCTAAGCTTGTAATAGTTGTAGCAGCTATTGTACCGCCTTCAACTTTATCACCGCTTATTTGATTGTCTGCAAGAGTAAGTGTGCCTGCAGAAACATCCAAAGTCTTTCCAGAACCGACAGTAACATCAGATGTAGCGATAGTGGCTCCATCAATCGTACCACCATTAATATCAGCAGTATCAGCAACAAGACTATCAATATTAGCTGTACCATCTATATAAAGATTTCTCCACTCTTGTGAAGAACTTCCAAGATCGTAAGTGTCGTCATCATCTGGAATAATATTAGAGTCTACATCTGCACCAAAGACAACATTATCTGTGGCTGCATCACCCATTGTGATTGTGCCGCCATTAAATGTAGTAGTTCCTGTGACTGTTAAGTTACCGCCAACACTAAGATCATTAGTGGTTGTTACGTTTCCTGTAAGTGTTGTAGTGCCAGTAACTCCTAAAGTTCCAGCAACTGTAGCATTTTCATCTACATCAAGAGTATCAATGTGGGCAGTCCCATCAATAAACAAGTCTTTAAATTCGAGTGAGGTAGTACCAAGGTCAATATCATTATCAGTAACAGGTACAACAGCACCATCTTGAATGCGAATCTGCTCGACTGCTGCGCTAGAGACTTCAACATAAAAACCCCAACGGTTATTAGTGCTATCTACTTCAATCTTATTTAAAAAGTCTAGGTCGCCAATCTTAAAGATGTTTCCGCCTTGACCAGCAGAGCCGTCGTGACGGTGACCAGTAGAAGATGCTGAAGTGCTTGAATACGTAAAAGAGTTTACTAACTGGTTATACTCATCATTAAACAATGAAGCCGTAATAGTATCGCCATCGTTAAACGAACTTTGTCGAGTGTAATTCTGGGCCATGTTTATCTCCTACCTGATGGCATATAATCTATGTAAAGGCCATTGATTGCGTATGGCGCTTTGATATCTTCGCTTCTAATTCTAAAACTAATTGTGTTTCCACTGCCTTCTACGGGCTGTCGGAACATTGGATCGTTTGCTGCGCCAAAAGTCGCTGTACCAAATGCCGCAGATCCAAAAATAGCTGGCAAAGGAATAGAGTCTAGCGTATAGTCTTGTGGCTGTGGAATATTTGGATCTTCATAATCAAAACGCATTCTTAGCGTTGGTTGGCATTCACCTTCAGGAGACACTGAAAGACGTACATACTTAATAGTCTTTCGTGTACCAATATCACCAAAATCAAAGTTTGGTGTCTGATACTCTGAAACTATGTTTGAAGCAACACCCGCAGGATTAAAAGCGTTTCCTATATCGTGATTATAAACATATCCATCTTTATCGCCATGAAAAGCTTTTTCAACTCCATCTTTATTAAAGCCTGTCGTAAGGCCCATAGCTTGAATGCCAAGTGTTTCAGACCATTCAAATCCATTAGGCGTAAATGTTCCTATAATTCCTTTTGAAACATTTGAACCTAAATTTTTATCAGTATAAAATAATCGGTACTGAGACTTAGACCTCAATACACAACTATCAATAGTAAATGTATTGATTGAGTTTGCTACATCTCCAATAATACTTTGGATCTGTCGAGACACTGAACCTAATTCTGTATCGCCAATACGTGCTGTACCCGCAACAGTACGAATACCGTCAGGGCTTAAAAATACAAGGTCACCACCAATTTCTTGAATGCTATAGCCTGATAAACATCCTACGTTTTCTGTAATAGGATCAATGCGTATATTATTTGGATCGTTAATGTTTATAAGCTTATGAATACTATTCTTAGCAAACACAATCAAATCAGTACGGAATCCACGAATACCTTGAACCTGATCTGATATGACTACTGAGCCAGAACCAGTACCCGTAAAATCATCAGGACGATTATATGCACTGTAGTAAACTGTATTTAAATTATTTTCTACGCCTGCTGCGATGAGGTGATGGTCGTGGTTTGTTATGTACTTAACGCCATTAGTTCCGTCTACTGTAATTTCAAACGCAAAGAATGTACGAGTCGTAAGCGCACCAGTGCCTTCCATACGAAACGAATAAAGCTTGTTAGCACCGTCTGCAATGATTAACTCGCCATAGTCATATGTCGCACCTTCAAAGAATGCAAAAGAACATTGTCCTTGGCCTGTTCGTGTTAAGGCACTGCGGCCTGTAAAAGTGGTATAGTCATCGCCACCATTAGCCACAGCACTTTTATTAATCTGCATCCATGTTGAGCCATCAATACTAAAATGTATATCAGTACCTGAACAGACAACCACACCATCGCCATACACAAAAATCCCAAGAATGTCATTATCACTATTGGGACGTGTATCACCATATTGCGTAAAGCCATTAATACGTCGATAGCCGCCATCAGGATCTACCTCAAAGTTTCTAAGGCGTGTAGCAAGTCCGGGCTGTCGAAGCATTTCAAGCTGATTGAGGTTGGTGTTTAGACCGCCTCTACATGAAACGCCGAAGGGCTGAGACATTTATACAAACCTCACACGATCTGTTTTCATATAATCTGGTGCAGGATTCATGAGATTACCTTTCATAAGCTTT